TGCCTCGTCCAGCAACTATGTTGCAGCGTTTACTCTCAACGATCAGCGACCAATCACCGCTGCTTCTGCCGACTGGCAAGGCCGCGTGATCATCTGATCATTCACAACCCGTGACCTTCCTCTCAAAAGCCCGGCAGTCCATTCGTGGCTGCCGGGCTGAGGGGGGAACAGGAGACTCTGATGGCTCTGGCTGACAACGCACTCGTATCTCTAGCCGATGCAAAGGCGTACTTGGGGGTTGGCACATCCGGTGATGATGCCCTGATCGAACGCCTGATCAACGCAGAGTCAACCCGCATCGAGCGGTACTGTGACCGCAACTTCCGGAAGCAGTCTTATCGCGAGTCATACAACGGCTCTGGGCAGCGACGGCTGCGGCTTCGCAACTACCCGGTCATTGGAATCAGCCGCGTAGCTATCGGCAATAAGATCGCGTTCAGTGTCAGCAGCGACACCGCCAGCGACCTGCGTGCAGTTGTCGAGGTGCAAGATGACCGCTTAGTTCTGACCCGTCACCAGTCAGACGGCACGAAGACATCGACCGAGCTTGTCTTTGCGTCTGCCAACAATGACACGGCTTCGGGCCTTGTCGATGCGATCAACGCTGTGTCTGGCTTTGATGCAACCTTGTCAACCAACTGCTTGAGCATTGACTTGTTCCGCCAAGGCGGCGTGAACGTCATGCTCTCGACCGCACAGGTTGAGTTCCCTGACCGCGACGATATCCCGTACCGCGTGCATGATGATCGTGCCACGCTTGAGTTCGTGGATTCAGCGGACATGCTGTTCTTCGGCAAAGCCACTGACGCAGGGCTGCCATTCCCTCACACCTTTGGTGGCATCCTCGTCGAGTATGACGCAGGCTTTGACGGCCTGAGCGCGATACCTGCTGACCTTGCACAGGCCTGCATCGAATTGGTGCAGTACGCCTACAGCAACAAGGCCGAGAACCCAACCATGCAGTCTGAGTCAATCGGCTCATACTCGTACACCCGTGCGTCCGATCCAATCCGATCATCGGAGCGAATCCGTGAACTCTTGGCACAATTCATAGATCGTAAGTCGTGAGCGTTACCGAACTCATCACGAAGCATGGCGTGTCAATCACCATCCAGACCGCCGGAACCGCGAACGATGCGTCAGGCTTCCCGGTGCTGACGTACTCGGACGGCTCAATTGTCACCGGGTTCATTCAGCCAGCCGGTGCTTCGGAGCCTCTGCAAGCCGGTCGTGACGAACTGGTGATCACGCACCGCGTGTACTTCGATGCAGGCGTGACCATCGCACCAACCAACCGGCTGAAGTTCACCGACCCGGCAGACAGCAGCGTGCGGTTTCTGGAAGTGGTCGGCGTGATCAAGCCCGGCATGTTCTCTGGTGCTGCCTCGTTGGCTCACGTTGTGGTTGACTGTACAGAGGACTCGACGGCGGTAGCATGAGCTTCGAATTCAACGTCAACTTGGGCAAGCGTTTGGGTGAGGCGATGGCTGCCGATGCTGTCAAGACTGCTGCGTTTCACATTCAAACCGTGGCAAAAAAACTCGTCAATCGTGGGCGGTCGGCAAGGAAAAATGGTCGATGGGTAAGTGGCTCGACGGCCCCTGAACCGCCATTCAACTTTCGAGGTCGTTTGCAGCAAAGTATCCAAGTTGACAACCGACAAGCCACAGGGCCAAAACCGTTGTCTCGCGTTGGGCCTGACAACCGGATCGTGCCATACGCGGCTCGGCTTGAGTTTGGCTTTGTCGGTACGGACAAAAAAGGGCGAACCATCAATCAACCCGCACGACCATACATGCGGCGTGCGTTGAGTGAGGGAGCCAAGAAGGCTGGCGAACTCGCCCGGAAAGCCGCTGTGAAAGCGTTCAAAGATTTTGCAAGAGGCGGAGGCAAGCTATGAGCCAAGACGTTGTGAAAGCGTTCTACACGCAACTGATCAGCGACACCAGTGGCGGCTCGTTCCACACAGCCGTTGGCGGTCGGATCTACGAGCAGGAAGCCCCAAGCATGGAAGCCGTGCCGCTGGCAACCTTCCAACTGATCAGCGCACCGTTTGAGCAGACGTTCAACGGCAGCACAATCAAGGACTATCTGTTCCAAGTCGATATCTACAACAGGAAGCAGGACGGTATGACAGCCCTCGGCGGCATCCAAACCAAACTGTTTGCGCTTATGAATAACAGCACGCCAAGCATCGACAACCACGGGCGTGCAAAAATTGAATGTACCAACGACGGTATCCGCTCAGTGGAGGGCGAGTACCTGAGAGTCATAACCGAGTTCAGGCTTCGCACTGGGGCCGTCAGCTAAGGAGCCAAACATGGCAAACCGCATCACCGGATCCGACGGTCAATGTACCGTTGCAAACCACAACATCCTCTTCAACACTTGGTCAGCAACCTTCTCGCAGGTTGTCTCTGATGTCACCTCTTTTGCTGACACCTTTGCACAGAAGCGTGGCGGCCTGATGTCCGGCACATTCTCTGCTTCTGGCATCATGCAAGACAACAGCGGCACGACTGAGCCAATGCCAACCAATAGCGATGTCTTGCAGTTCAACAAGGCAGGTGAGCTTGTGACCTTGCAAACCGGATCCACCACCAAGACCTTGAGCCAGTGGTCAGGCACGGCTATCATTGGCAACGTGTCACCCACCAGCACGCAAGGTGGTGATGCCTCGATCAGTGTTGACGGCGAGTTCACTGGCGACATCACCTTGACTTGGGATGAGACCTAAGCATGTCAAGGAAGTCGCCTGATGATTGGGTGTCGGTCGTACAGTTCAGAGGGCTGAAGACCGGCAAGATCATCACGAGGAAGTGCGGCTCTTCGGCTGAAACACTCGAGGAAGCACAGCGTTGTGCTATCTCGCTCTATCGTTTGACCAACGACATCAACCGTCTGGTCAGTATTGAAACCAAGCGGCGGCGGGACTGGGCACAAACCACAGTCTCGCTGCCGCCACACTTGAGAGGAATGACATGATCAAAGAAGTCACAATCACACTTGACGGGCAAGAGTTCACTGTGCCACGCCTGACGGTTCGCCAGATCCATGAGGTAGGGCAACGCATCTTTGAGGTTCGCCGCAAAGAGATGATCAGCGATTGCCAAGCCGTCGGCCTGAACAACGAGCAGACCGTGGCGAAAGTGTATGAGATGCGGCAAGCGTGGGATCAAGGCACAGAAGTCAAGCGGCAGGCGTACACCGAGCTCGGTGCGCGTCTGTTCATTGGTGCAGCCCTGACCGCAGGAAAGCACCAACCTGACGTGCTTGATGCAATAAGCGACCTTGGTGAACTCGCCTCAGCGTCGGCAGAAGTGTGTGGGCTTTGGAATCCATTTGCGGAAGGCAACGAACAGCCTGAAGCAACCGACCCGGATCTTGAGGAGATCAAGCCGGACGATCAAGGCTGACGCCGGGTCTAAGTTGGGTTAAGCGTGATTGGACACGCGAACGTGCGTTGCTTGCCCACTTCTTTCCCGGCGTTGGTGAGCCGATAGAACTAACATTGCCTGAGTGGAACGGACTGCTTGGGCAAGTTGAAGAGTTCATCAAGTTGAGGTGATACCGTGGCTGACATACCTGCTGGCTCTCTAACTGTCAAAGTTGACGCCAATATCAAGCCGCTTGAAGATGGCTTGAATAAAGCAAAGCAGAAAGTTGGACAAGCCGACAAGGCCATTGAGCAGACCACAGAGAAAACCAAGAAGGGATTTTTTGAGGCTGGCGGCAAGGTCAAAGACTTCCAATCTAAGTTGTCTGAGTCGCTTGGCGTCATTGCTGGCTTTGCCGCAGCGGCTCAACTGATCGGTGGTATTGCTGACGGCTTTGCGGCTGCCAGCGATGCAATCGAAGAATCAAATGGCGGTCTTGATGCGTTGGACAAAGGTACGGCTGCGTTCCTTGAGAAAGTGCCGATCCTCAACAACTTTGCCAACTTCGGCCGGTCGCTTGCTATTGGTCTTGGTCTTGCCACCGATGAAGCCAAAGAATTGCAAGAGGCAATGGAATCGGTAGCACGAGAACAACAGTTGTTCGCCGCTGCCGTAAGTGGTATGGATCAATCACTTTCAAATCAAGCGGCAATCGCTGAATTGCAAGGCAATACGCTTGAGGCAAATAAACTCAAAGCAGAGGCTGCATTCCAAGCACAAATGAGGCAAGCCCAAGAGTTACGGGATGAGGCCAAGAAGTTTGCCCAAGAAGAAGGTACTTCAGTCAACGAGGGCCGAGCCGGTGTGGCTTCAAGGCAAGCCGCTGAACTAGAAGCACAGGCCAAGCAGATTCGTGATCTGACAATTCAAGCCGCCGAACGTGCTGAGCAAGAAGCCAAGATTGCTGCTGAGCAAGCCAAGGCAAAAGAAGAAGCAGCAGAGGCTTTGCGTATTCAGCAAGAGCAGCAAAGGCTTGAGGATGCCAGAGTGCAGAAGCAAGAACAACTTGCACAGGCTGCTTTGGCTTCTGAGGAAGCACAGAAAGAGCGGCTGGACTTGGCAAGGCTGCAACTGCAAATTGCTGAGGCGACGGACGAGAAACGCAAAGAAGAACTGCAGAACTTCTTGGAACTGGTCAAGGCTGAGAACGCTTTTGAGAAATCTGTTGAGCGGGTCAACAAGCTGTTTGACCAGCGGGTTGAACTTGCCAAACAAGGCGAAGATTCTGAAGCCGACGTGGCCCGGTTGGAGCGAGAACGGCAAGCCGCGATTGACAGAGTGAAGCAGGAGTTTGAAGCCAAGGAACAACAGCGAGCCATTGAGAACTTGCGCAAACGCAAAGAACAGGCTGTCAGCCTTGCTCAAAAGCAAGCCGATGACGCCAAGAAAATTGCTGAGGCCGCAGCCAAAGAACAAGCCGAAGCAGAGAAAGCCGAACGCGAGAAGGCACGATTGGCAGCTGCTGGCGAGACTGCTATTGGTGCGTTTAAGTTTGCTCTGAGTGGTTTGACCAAAGGTGACGCTGCAGAGAAGAAGGCCGATCAAGAAGCACCAAAGCAGACTGAACTTCTACAAGACGCCGTGAACCTTTTGGATAGGATAGCCCGTGCGGGTGTTTCTGGAGCATTGACATGACCGTGACATCAACAGAACTCGGTGACACTGGCGGCTTGCTGTTCGATGCAGCAGGGCCAACCACAACGACGCAACGCCGATTTGTTGTCAAGGCTGATGAGGCTGCTGACCGACTAACAACCGACTTGCAGGCAATCCAAGCCACCGGCGTTGGCATCGGTTCGTTCCATCCCGAATACCCAACGTTGGTCTGCGTCAAGATCCAAGGCAAACGTGATCCTGACAACACGCTCGTTTGGCGCGTGACTGCGGATTACAGCACCGACTCTCTGGTTGGCCCTGACATCGGCCCGGGCCCATCGTTCAAACAGACTTGGAACCTTGCCGTGCAAGCCAAGTTCAAGGACGCATACAGGCGGCCACCGGCAAATTCAGAAAGCGCACCGGCGAGATTCGAATCACCGAACGAAGGTGCCGATCTTGATGGCGACATCGGAGGCATCGCTATTGATGCTGGAGGTGATCCCCAAAGTGTGCTGGACACCGAGCCAAGGCTGGTCATTGATGTTGAGATTGAAACGAACCCAGCGTCAGCCGTGACGTTCTTGGGCAATCTGCTCAGGTATGCCGGTAAGCGAAATTCAAATTCCTTCCTTGGTGCAAAAATTGGGCAGTTGTTGTACCTCGGTGCAAACAGTCGTTTCCTTGGCAACACACAGTTTGGTGCAAGGTACTCCATTCAGCATGTGATTGCGTATGACGAATACTATCACCGGGTTCAAGTTGCCGAGCGCGATACCCTACGTCAAGGTCAATACGTTGTGCGCATTGGGTCTGAGGATGACGACGACGGTGGACAGAAGTACCCGAACAAAGCATTTCGAGTGACATGGCAACAGCCGTTTCCGCAACTGTTTGACTTTCGCAACTTAGGGGTACGACTTTGAGTCAAATACCACCCATCACAAATGGGCTCGGCAATCTCACGCCTGAAGTATGGTCGAGGATGTCAAACTCGATTTACCAAAGCGAAAAGTTCTTTGGTGATGTAGCTCCGCAGCGTCGTGTCCCAAACCCCAACCCTATAACTTTTCCCGCGTTGCTGACTGGCTACCATCTGATTCAAGACACGAACAATCCGGGCCAGAACACCGATAACCCGAGCCGACGTTTCTACTACACGTGGGAAGAGGTTGGAATCAACGCAACGCCAACGGGCTACACATATAAGACGTTCAACGGTGCAAGAGTAAGTGGCGCCGCTCCCGGTGCCGAAGACTTTATACCGGGGATCAACGGTGCTGAAGTCGGCCAGCCAACATACCGCGCCAGTTCCCACCTCGGTGTCAATCTTGATTTGTACCCACAGTCTGTTGCAGTCATGCCTGCAATTCACAGAAACAGTCCGGTCAGTGATGCCGGTGTTGTGAGTACCCCAATTAACGACGGTCAAGGCCCACTTGTGATGTTGACAATTCTACGAACCAAAATTGACCTGAACGAAGATGGCTTTCCAAGCCCGTCAACGCAATACAAACAGGTTGGCATGTTCTACTCTGCTTCGAAGATTGACGGCATTTGTGACACGCTATGAACTTAAAGCGACGCTGTTGCTGTCCGGGTGAACCACTGGAACTCGTTCGATATGTCGAGGTGGTACCAGTCATCTCGATTCCTGCAAGTTCCTATATGTACGCCAACACCAAGTTCTTTCTTGATCTTGGCGAAGACCTTGAATTGACTAGTGATTTGTTGTTGTATGAAGGCGGTGCTGCATCAACAGGCGGTGCGCCTGTTCGCTGGGGCTATTTCAGTACTTTCGTTCCTGACAGTTCTGGCTTCAGTGTGCGGTTCGCAGATGGCACAATCAGTGGTTCCAATATGGATAATATCGGCGCGCTAAGGCATAGAGGCTGGAGGGTCAAGGGAAATGGCTTACGATTCTCCTTTGCTCAATGGGTGCTAGGCGACTTCAGCGATATGACCCGCATCGAAATGAATCTACCCGGCACTGCCGGAACTTTGTCGGATCCTGTCAATCAAGTTCAAGACGGCGGGTACTACTTTCTTGCTGGCGAATTTTCTAGTACTCCGGCGCTGGTGACTCAACGAACCACAGTCGATCAGAATGGTAATGAGGCCAACTACTTACTTGGATACAACCCAAGAAGAGAATGTTCAAAGCCAGAACAAGGAAGGACGTATGGCTCAAATCCCCGCCTCATCTTTGACTTCACAAGTGAGTTCCCGGGAACAATCACCCTGACTTTTCGATACAGGTACAGGGCAACTGCGAGTTCGTCGAGCGAAGTTCAGGAAATCACCAAATCGTACCAAAAGTTTGTTGCGGGTTCGGCAACGTACCAGACAACTGAATCGCTCCCAAGAAGTGGGGGGTTTGGAAACTACAGGAACGTCAACGGGTATGTGACAGAAGATCCTTCTGACTCCGACTATATTTTGTTCGGATATCGTGCAGTCAACTGTACCGAAGAAAGAACAGACAGCGATGGGGATTATGTGTATGTATCAGCCCCAAGCATGCCAGTCAAATACTACAGTTTCGGAAGTACAACAATCTTTCGACACTCCGCTCAGGGGGTCATAAAGTTTGCAAGTGGTGATGGTGGGCAAGGGTTGCAAAATGTGTTTACGGACGAATCATTTACTCAATTTCAAGACGCTTCGAATTGGATACCTCATCAAACAGCATTTGGCGCGGTGACTTCCGATGTCACTTATGGGCCTGACAACCCGCCACTGGAAGACGACACAGAACTTTCTCAACTTTTCTCTGTTGGTAGTTCTGAGCCTTTTTTGAACGGGGGTACTTCTGCTATGTCGTACAAGGGGCCAACTGAACTTCGCAGTATTCACACCTTTTCACTCGAATCGGCTTGGCTGGTATTTCCAAGGGTTCGAAGGAAAACAAATGAGCCACCAGAAAGTGGCGTGCCGTCTAACATCACCCTCGTCAATGTTGTCAACAATGGACTTGGATTGGGAACGATTGACTTCCCTCTCGTGGCTCTGGATTCAAAAAATGGGGTCGTGAGTTTGCAATCTATGTCGTTCCCACTTGGCAATCCGTATCACTACCTGACTGACGGACTCAGTTCTGGATCTTTTTTCAATCAACTTCATGCTGTCCCTAACATTTCTGAAGGATGATTGCACATCGGGTTGACTCATGACTTGCAAGTACCTAATGATCCAACTTGATGAACGGCTTTGTGGACTCAACCGGCATGAGCGACCAACCGAAGAAGATTGTGCAGCGTGCCAGAAAGCAGGTAGAAATTCCATTGGTGGACTTGGTGACACGGTTGCCCGATATATCAACAAGACACCGCTGCGGCGATTGAAGCCGAAGGGCTGTGGCTGCAAGCAAAGGCAAGAACGGCTCAACGAATTGATGCCAGCAAAGGATTCTGACTGATGGCAACTTTGATCTGGACAGGCGGCGAGTCAGCCACAACTAAGACATTTATGACCGCAGCCAACTGGGGCGGAACCGCACCAAGCAATGATGACACATTGATCATCAACAGCAGCAGCGACACCATCGGCGGTGCGGCAACTGGCCTGACCGGCATCACGTTCCGAGTGGGCAGCGGCTTCACCGGGACGATTGGCAGCAGCACGACATACCTTGACCTTGACGGGCCGCTCTGCGAGTTTGCTTCAGGTGGCGCGGCGGCATACCTCACCGGCACTTGGACGAACTTCCGTATCACTGGTGGCTCTGCTTCGCCTGTGTTCTTGAACCTCAAGGGCAACGCATCAACCGCGATCACCACTTTGCTTGCCAGCCGACTCAGTGGCACCGTGACAGTCGGATCATCTGCGGCAGTCACCACGGTGCAGATGAACGGTTCGAACGTCGGCACGATTGATCTTGCCAGCAGCATCACGGGGCTTGCCGATATCTCAGTGACCGAAGGCACGATTGCTTGCGCGTCAACGATCAGCGGCACAGCATCGGTGATTGGTGGCACCCTGCAAACGTCTGGAACGTCTGCGTACCCGACGATTGAGATTGACACCGATGGCTCGTGCGACTACCGCAGCAGCGGCACGGTGACAACACTCAACATCTTTGACGGTGTGTTCACCAGCCGTGACAACGAAACCGCAGGGTTCACCATCACGACCGCCAACAACTACAGCGGCGGTCGGTTGCTGCTTGACTCAGCCTTGAACAACGCCACCGTCACCAACCCGATCAGCATGCTTGGCGGTGACGCGTCGTTCGCCGTGGGCAGCTCGATCAGTCTTGGCTGAACAGTTCCAACTGATCACCGGGCTTCTGCCCGACGAAGTGCCAGTGCAACGCCACGAGCAACTCGCCGTGTGCCATCTGCTGCACTGAATGCTCCAGCAGGGCCATCGCCAGCAAGACCACGCCTTCGGGTTCCCGTCCTGAGCCGTGGCTGCAAACCTGCCACAGAGCGTCTGACAGTGCTTCTTGCATCCCAGCGACTGCTTGCCCATTGTCCTGCTGCTTGGCCCTTAGAACGCACTCAGCGGCGAACACGCGGGCATCCCGTGTCAGCCGGTCGTAGGCCGTGTACGTCTCAACATTCTCAAATCCCATGAATTTCGCCATACAGGCATCATCGGAAAAAAGGCTGAAAATTGTTAGATAATATCTAATCCCCGACTTGCATTGTGCCGATTACTGTGTATGATAGGACATCGGGCGAGGTCGCTCGGAAAGGAACTGAAATGACTAATCTGAAAAAAGCGGTGCTTCAATCTGAAGCAATCCGACATGGTCTTGTGCAACTTTCAAACTTGCACTTCGGTCGTGACATCTTCTTCTTTATGGATATTGAAGCGTGGAACAGCAACACGTGGCAAGTCGAGTTTTACATTGAAGACGCACAAGACAACTTAGACGGATCACGCGAGAATCAACTTTTCCTTGCTGGTATGCAACAACTTTGCGAAGTGTTCGGCTGCAAACTTCTCTCTGACGGAACAGATGAAGAAGGCGATCACGTGCCGGGATTCCGAGGCTGTCAGAAGTTCAAGTTCTACAACGCGAGCAAATTTCTTGTCGCCTAACGCACAGCCCTCGGTCGCCCACCCTGCGGGGTGGGCATCCGGCGACTCTGCCGAACTGAAAGGAACTGAAATGATCACCACACTGATTGCAACCGTAGCCCTGAGCATCGACATGACACCGCTTGAGCGTGCCATCTGGAAGGTCGAAACCAACTGCCGCACCGGCGAAATCTGGGGCGACAACCATACCAGCGCGGGCGCGTTCCAGATCGGCAAGCCGTATTTCACAGACAGCAAAATCAAGGGCAAGTGGCCCGATGCCGTCTTTGATCTAGACACCAGCGTGCTTTGCTTCCGGGCGTACATGGCCCGCTACGCCAAGCCGCACCGCATCCCCGAAGGCATGACCAAAGCCGAAGCCATGGCCCGCATGCACAACGGCGGCCCTGCTGCCCTGCGTGCAACGGGCAAGAAAAAAGAGAACCTCGACCGCTATTGGTCAAAGGTACAAAAAGCATTGAAGGAGTTCACCCGATGAATGCACCTCACCGTATCGTGATTGAGAAGTCGGCTGACGAATGGATTGTTCGTGACCGGCTCAATGGTGATGACATCCGTATCGGCAGCGCGCCGAACATCCGATCCGCGTCTGATCTGGCGGCAGACTTTGTGACCGCCTACGAAAACCAAGAGAGGAAGTCAGATGAACAATCTACCTCTGACCATTCAGATCAATGACGAGCAAGCCATTCGCATCGTGATTGATGAAGCCGAACGCCGGGGTATCAACTACCGTGGCGGGCGACAGATTGCAGCAGCGATCATCAAAGAGTGGGCCGCACTTAAAGGCGGCTCGAAATCCGAATTCAACATTGTCACAAAGGAGGCGTGAGCCATGACAACTGAGAGGAAGGCCAACGTGTGGACGGCCCTGAAGACCGCACAACAATCATTGGAAGCCGTGGGCAAAGGCTCGCAGAACCAGTACCACGGGTACAACTACACCAGCGCGGAAGACATGCTGAAAGCTTGCCGCAAGGCGTTGCACGACGCAGGGCTTGTTGCCTATCGCCGGTCGTGGTCAATCCAGCAAACTGACTTGGGTTGCATGGTGATCAACAACTTCTGCGTGGCTTTGGCGACGGATCAGCAAGCCGAAGAAGATTGCCTTTGTGCAGAGGTCACATATCCTGCAATCCCCGGCAACGGTCGCCCGCTTGACAAGGCGGTGAGTGCCGCACTGACCACAGCATTCTCGTACTGGCTGCGTGACATCCTGATGCTGCCACGGGTTGACGGTCTGGAAGTGGACACCCGCGACGATTCAACCTACAAGCACGATGAGCAAGAAGCCGTCGGCCTTGCGGTTGAGATTGAGGATCGGGCAACCGATGAACAGATGCAGAAGTTGCTTGACGCCTTGCCCAAATACAAGGCCAGCAAATTGGAAGAAGTCCCTGTAGTCACCCTGAAAGCTTGGCTCAAAAGAGTGAAGGAAACAGCATGAAGCAATACAACGACGTTGGAAACGGTGCCTTGTTCAACAATGGCGAGGCAGGTGGCAAGCGACCTCCATACAGCGGCCCGCTTGAAATCGAAGGACGCAAGTTGCAAATCGCAGCATGGGTCAAAGAGAAGGACGGCAAGCGTTTCTTCAGTCTCAAAGTCACTGAGGTTGTTGAATTAGACGAACATCCGAAGGCCGCGTTCGGCAACACTCGACCAGCGATTGACGATGGTGACATCCCGTTCTAATGAGACCAGCCAGAGGCCATCGCATCGGGCGGTGGTCTTCAACCCAAACGAAATCAGAGAGGAACTGATATGAACTTTTGGACAACAGAAAGCCGTGATCCCAAAGACGATCACCACGAAGATGAACAAATCACGCCAGCAATGGAGGTCGTGCTTAGGCGAAGAGAGTGCCTGCACGATTGGCAAGAGATAAGCGACAGCACTTGCTTGTGCCGACTCTGCGGCGAAGCAAAGCGGTGGGATGACATGCCCCCGAAGAACGACACTGTGATGATGAAGGCTTATGGCATCACCTTTATGGTTCCGATGAAGTGCCTGCCTGAAGAATTCCAGAGAACGATTGAAATCCGCCGAAACAAAAAGGAAGGGAACTGAACCATGACCACCATTCACATTGAAGCCGTTGACCTGCTGGCGATCGCAGGCAAGTGCAAAGAAATCAAAGAGACTGCCGTGGAACTGAAAGCCACCGGGCATGACCAAGACTTGCTGCAAATCGAGCAGCAACTCGATGCCATTATTGACACCGTGATCGAAGCAGCCAAGGCCGAGTTCGGAAAGGTGGAAGCATGACGCCAGCACGCATGAACCATCTGCGCGAAGTGACCAAGCGCATACTTGTCACGAGCCAGTGCATCAATGACCTGAGCCAGAACATCATGGCTGAGCAGCCGACAGATCAGGAACTGAACACGCTTGACCAGTTCATCATCAGGCTGCAAGGTCAGATGATCGAACTGGACGATGCAGCCCAAAGCCTGCAAGGGGATCTGGTATGAACTTCGCATTCGTCAAGTGGTACCCGGGCGCGTTCATGGCTGGCACGGCTCACCTGTCCAACGAGGAGGTGGGTGCTTATATCCGCCTTCTCTGCTGGCAGGCACAGTCCGGCGAACTGCCCAACGACTTTGACCGCCTGAGCCGTCTGGCGGACGGCATGAGCGTTGACACATGGAAAGCGATCCGCGACAAGTTCCAAGTGGACGAGTCTACCGACGGCCTCTTCAACGAGCGGATGCGGGCCGAGATGGACGCCGCAGCCGACCGGGTAGCCAAGGGCCGCAAGGCAGCGCAAACCCGGTGGGGCAAAGGAGATAATGCTAGCGCATATGCGGATGCATTGCCAACCCATATGCCAAAGAAAGAAAGAGAGAGAGAAAGACAGAAAGAGCCTCAGCAACCACTGACTGAATCTATTACCGATTCAGAGTCAAGGCTGCGGGCTGCTGGCCTCGATCCTGAATCATCGCCATACAAGGTCGAGGTTGCCCGCTGGGGCGTTGCAAACGGTTTGACGCCTACCACGTCCATGATTCTTCCAAGGCTCGTAGAGGGCATCCACGGCCCGGCAAAAGGAAAGGTCTGGTTGCAAGACTTGGACTCTCGGATTGCGACAGCCAAGAGCCCGGCGGCGTATCTTCGCAGTGCGATCAAGCAGGAGTTTGGCAGACAATGAGCCACTACACCGTTGACCATCCGAGTGGGCGCGTGGCCTACGGCTACAGCAGTGACCACCAGCAATACTTTCTGGAACTCAGACACGGCACTGATGACGCTGAAGAGTTCACGAGCCGCACCAAGATCCTTGAACTGATCGACGTGCTTGAAATTGAAATACCTGACCAGCATCTGACTAAGTTGGTCTTTGACTTGCCGTTCTAGGAGGCTGAAATGGGAAGACCGATCTACGAAAATTCAAAGACACTGGCTGACGAAGCGAATGCCTTCAAGCGCATCGAGTCGGTCATGGGTGTTGAAACTCACAAACTAACCAGAGCTTACAAGGTGGACTTTCTCGCCACCAAGAACAAACAAGGGCAGTTCTTCGGTGAGTTCAAAAAGCGGGACATGGTGTGGGGCCAGTACCCGAGCATTGTCTTAGCTCTCAGCAAAATCTGTGTAGCCGACTCATTGAAGCGATCGACCGGACTGAACACGCTGTTCTTTGTTGAGGACAAAGACGGTCGGATCACCTACACGGACTTGATCAATGATGTTGTTGAACGGAAAATCTTTCAAGCTGGACGCACTGCAAAGACTCGTGATCACGGGGATGTTGAGCCCTGCGTGTACATCCCAAACACTTGCTTCCGATTCCTTGATGCTGAAGACTACCAATGAGGAAGCCCAAATCACCACTTCGACGCAAGCTGCTTGAGATGGACGCGCTGTACAACCACTACTGCCCACGCAGGCCGATTGAACGGTTGCAGGGAATGGCTCTAGTGCCACCATCCCGATTCCATGGCTTCAAGTGGCTGAAGCCTTACATGTTCTTTGGATCGTCCTGCGACTACTTCGGACTGACTCAAACGTGCAAGTATGTGGGCTTCAGTCGTGAAGATGGAGCTTTCGTGTACCGGATGTACAGGAAGCACTTTGGTGTTGACGGTCGTCTGGAACTTTTGCAAACCGCTTGCAATCAGGTGTCTAGCCTGTACCATTAGCAGACACCCTCCGGCCGTCGTTGATCTGGCGACCAGCGGCGGCTTTCCTTTCTGTAGCGGCGTGTGGATGGACTACTCGCCAGCCTCATTCGTTCGCAAGTGCGGGTGAGGTTCTAGCCTTCGGGCGACAATCGTTTAGCATGGGCCGGACTTCTAGGGTTCGGTGACGGCCGCAACTCCACGGGTAGGCTGCTGAAATGCCTATTTCAGAATCCTTCGGGATACCCTACAAAGCCATGCATCGCTGTAGCCATGGCGGTTCGTACACCGTCGAGCAGCACCGCTTCTGCACTGCATGTACGATGCAGAAGCATTGGCCTCAAATAAGACCCGCAACGGTGCGGTGAGGTGACAATTCAGTTCCCAAGCTTCTTGAATCCCGATCAAGTGAGCGCAGCAGGCCCGCAGTTCTCAATCCTTCTGCGGGTTTGTCTGTTTACTGGTTCAGACAGTTTGCCCGCGCGCGCGTGCGCGTATAACAGAATGAGACCGCGACTGCCGATATACAAATGTGGACACGGCACGCATCGCAGCCATCTCTTGCAGCCACTCGCCCTTCACGAGTCCAGTGGCTCACGCAAGGCTGATGGATCTACTCGGTGACGTTGGCCCGACGCTGACGCACTTTGTCCACTGCGGCGACCTGCTCGAAGCAGCAGCCGCCAGCGTTCACGCAGACGAGCATGATCACACGCTCGCTGATGAGTTTGAGCATGCCAGCAACTTCCTGCGGTCGATCCGCGAAGCCTTGCCGAAGGGCTGCCGCCTGATCTGGATGAACGGCAACCACGATGACAACATCTTCAAGCGTGACCCGCGCCGGATTCCGAAGGCTCTGCGGGACATGATCGAAATAGGCCGCGACTCTCGGTGGCCTGAGTTCTCAAAGTGGGCGCAGTATCCGTATGCAAAGAACCAGCGTGGGCAGGTACAGATTGGGCAGGTGGTCTTCTTTCATGGCTTCGATGCCGGGCAGACTTCTGACGAACTGGAAGCCCTTCAGTTCAACAACATCACTGGCGGTCATTCTCATCGCCTCTTCGTGCGTGGTCACACCCACCGACCCGTTGCGCCAACCCAGTGCTACCGAACCCGCAAAGTACCTCTGCCTTACTGGTATGCGAACGTTGGTACTCTTGGGCCGCTCACGCCGGACTGGGCGAGCCGTATGGATACCTCTGCATGGGGTGCTGCGTGCCTCATCGCGGAGACGAAGACGGACAGACCGAACCGGCTCTGTGCAAAGAATTGGGAAGCGGAACTTGTCCGCTTTCAGGAGACATAAACCGTGGCTACCAGTGCAAGCGAAAAGTTGCAGATGACCATTCTGAAGTGCTGCCGATACATGGGTGTCGAGTGGGATATGTCGTTGCATGAAGTTCTCGGTGCGGTCGAGCAAGCCAAGTTGACGCTGTGGAATGATTGGGACAACCTGAACCCGCCTGACCTAGACTCGCTGATTGAGTTTGACGCTGACGATGATGACGAGGAAGACGATGACTAGAACCAGCCGTATCTGTCTTGGTTGCCGCCAGCATTTGCCGGTGGCTGCTTTCCTTCGTGAACGTAACGCCAAAGACGGCTGCGGCCCGTTCTGCCTTGGGTGCATCCGAAAGAGCGACAACAACTGGCAGCCCAAGCCCGACCCGGTGGCGATGAGCAAAAAGCATTGGACTGAGATACAACGCACGCCATGACCAACTCGAGACAAAAGGGCAAGCGTGGCGAACTCGAAGCAGCCAAGGCGTGGGAAGAGGCGACCGGCCTGAGCGTCAGACGCACGGCACAGGTAGACGGCAAGTTGTCATCTGACCTCACCGGCGTCGAGGGCTTGCACTTAGAGGTCAAGCGGCGTGCGCGAATCGCGTCACTTGACTTCTTGCTTCAGGCTGAGACAGATGCAGCCGATGAACAACAAAGCCACGGCGGCGTGCCGTTGGTTCTCATGCGTCAAGACAACGACCGCAACTGGGCCGTCATGGTTCGCTTGGATCGTCTGGCTGATCTGGTATCCGTTCTTGCAGGGCAAGCATGCAATCAGAATTCCTCCCCGAACTCATAACACCTGCCAGCATCATCTTCGGTGTTGTCTTTGGTGCAGGCCGCGTCAAAGCTGCAATCGATGAACTGCGGCGTGCAGTGGATCGACTCGAAGCAGCGGTGCAACTCATCGAGAACCGCACGCACGAAGTCGAGCAGCGCGTTGCCCGGTTGGAGGGAAAGGCTGAGGCATGAGGTATTTGCTGCCCATCTTGATGCTTGGTTGTCAGTCCACTCAGGGGGGTGGGCTGTCTCTCCCTTTTGCCAAAGCAATAGCGGAGTCACCAAGCACGGAGGTGGCGCACGCTCTGGATCCGTTGAAGTTCAGCGGCACGCTTCTGATATTGACGGGCGGCGGTCTGCTGTTCGTGACGAGAGGCAACCGGGGTTGGATTCCAGTAGCCTTGGGCATCGCACTGACAGTTCTCATGGCGATTCTGGCGAAGGTGCTCGAGTCGCAGATATTCGTATTCACACTCATAGCCGGACTCTGCGTGACAGCGGGAGTGGCGGCCCTCAACTTCAAGGAGATTCGGACATGGATCAAGTTGTTTCCTTCCTCGCCATCGCTTCGGGGTACATCATCGCTTTCGCCGTCGGCGCGTGGATCGGGCGACCGATCCTCGGACTCTTGAGCAACCGCATCTTGCGCAAGTGATATGCCTGATTGGGATCCATCCAGATTGTCCGCTGGCACGCTGACTGCGTGGTATAAGGCTGACTCAATCAGCGGCTCTGACGGTGATTCTGTTTCTGCTTGGGCTGACTCAAGTGGGAATGGTCACAATACGGCCCAAGCCACGTCAGCTCGCCAACCCACCCTGCAAACCAACGAACTCAACAGCAAGTCGGTTGTGAGGTTTGACGGGACTAACGACATCTTGAGCGACAGTGACATTGCCGCTTTGGATGTTGGCACGGGTGATATCTGGATGGCTTGCCTGTTTAAATCGACTGACGACTCCGCAGTGCAGAACATCTTTGAGAAAGGTGCAACGTCCTACGGGCTTCGTGTCTTGGCGAATGGCAACCTACAGATGATGATGGGCTCGACGACATTCGCGCCGGTTCAGAATTCAGGCAACTGGTCACGAACAGAATTTGTATTGATGACTGCTTCTAGGGTGTCCAACACTAATAGCGGGTTCATCAACGGTAGTGCAGCAAATATAACGGGCTCGACAGATAACGGCAGCATTTCAAACAGTGACGTTTTGGACATAGGTTCAAGGGCTGTTGGAGCAGGTGCAATGACCGGCGATATCGCAGAAGTACTGGTTGGCGGTGCGACTCTCGACACAAACGAACGCCAGAAGATCGAAGGCTATCTGGCTCACAAATA